AACTCTTGATTTAAATAAAGTACTTACAACAGATGATAAAAATAATCTTATAAAAGCTGGTGAAGAATTTGACGAAATAAATATTGCACAAAAAAATCAAATCGAAGCAGAAGGAGAAGACCTTACAAAAATTGAAACTGATATAAAAAATAAAGTTAAAGATTTAAGTGAATCAGAAATAAAACCTAAAGATACTGAAGAAATAAAGCCTAAGGACACTGAAGAAATAAAACCTAAAGATACTGAAGAAATAAAACCTAAAGATACTGAAGAAATAAAGCCTAAAGATACTGAAGAAATAAAGCCTAAAGATACAGAGGAAGTAAAACAATTTATAGTTCCTCAAGAATTTAAAAATTTAAAACCTCGTTATGGTGGAGCAAAATTAAAATTTGAATCTGATTTTGATAGACTTGCATGGGGATTAAGATTTGGTAAGAAACAACAATCAAGAAGATCAGAAGATATTTTAAAAACTTTTATAAGACAAGGTTTTACAGAACAAGAAATTAGGACACATGGTGCAGAATTACATAAAAGAATTAAAGGAATTGTTAAAGATAAAACAGGTAGTGCTAGTGCTTCTAAAGCTAATACAGATGGACTAATTATTGAAATACCTTCTATTGGTAAATATACAGACACAGTTAAGACAACAACAAAACCAATATCAAATAAAACAGACATTAATTTAGGAGATAGAACTAAAAACCCAAATCAAATTTCCTTTTTGCGAAATTTAAAAACAAAACAAAGAGGAATGATTATTGATATGGTGAAAGTTTTAAAAGATCAAAACGTATTTAAAGGTAGTAAAACACAAATACAGACAAAATTAGAAGGTCTTAACATGTTTAGAGGCGAGGTTCTAAAAATGTCTAATACAGATTTTATTAAAGAATATGCTCAAATTTACGCTAAATTATATAATTTAATTCCAACTGATTCTTTAAATTATGCGATAGCTCAAACAATACAATTAGCTACAGATACAGTAGCAAATCAAAATTTAAAATTAGTAAAATTATTACCTACGAAAGACAAAGTTAAAATATCTAGGCAATTAGATAAAGTAGTAGATGCTCTTTTAGACGTAGAAGAATGGTTAGCTTTAGGTATTCCTTTAAGGACTGAAATAGGAAGAAGTTTACAAGCATTGCGAATCCCAACAGAATCAGGTCTAGAAGGGAAAACAGCAAAAGAAGTGATGAATTTATCAGTATCAGAAAAAAATCGTTTAACAAAAAACCAACCTGACATGAGTGGTTTAAAAATTGATGAAGCTATACTTCGTAGTGAAAACTTAAGAGTTACCTTACAAGATACTTTAACAAAAGCAATAGAAACAAATGATTTTAGCGAACTAATAAAAACAACTAAATTATTAAAAGATGGTTCTGGTAGCGTAGAAAAAATGGTAACTATGCAATTAAATAATGCATTTCAACCTTTCAAAACTTTAAATACAACAGTAAAAGTATTGAATGAAATAGGTATTAATGGAGTTTTATCAGGTATTCCGACACAAATAATTAGTCTTAATTCTGGTCTTGCTATGACCATGTTTAGGGCATTAGATAATTTTTATGGATCTTCAAATATACAAGAATTAGAGGCTGCTAAAAAACATTTATTTTATTTATTTTATAATTTTGATTTTGCTATAGAAACATGGAAAAGATCTTGGGATATGGAAGATAATTTTGCTAATGTTGGTAACTCTAAAGTAAACGAAGGTGCTGAACGATTTGTAATTTCTGCAAACAATCTACCAACAAATTTAGAACCAGAACTTAATAAAGTTGGCAATTTTATGGGTCGTAAAATTACTGGTCCTTTAACAGAAAATATTATACAACCTACTTTAAAAACATTAAATTTACAGAATCAACCCTCCATAAGAAAAATAGGTAATTTTTTAAATCAACCTGCATTTCCATTTATCGCAAAAAATACTGACAGAGCAGGGAAAACTGTTCGACTTCCTAGTAGATTAATGACTTCAAATGATGCTTTAATTCAAGCACCAAATATTATAGCTTCTGTTGCATATCAATCATTTGAGGAAGGATTTTACAAAAGAAAACTTAGAGGAACAGAGTTAGATAATTATATAAAAGGAAATGTTGATGGAGTTATACAATTTTTTTTAAGAGGGCAAGAAGGAGTACTAGGCTCATTAAAACCGTTAGACGGAAATCAAATAGGACCACAAGAATTTATTCCTAATCCAGTGCTAGAAAGAATACTTGCAAATGCTAAAGATTTTGGAAAACAAATAACATTTACACAAGACATAAGAACAGAAAGTATTTTAGGTCAAGGTGCAACTGTTTTGAATAATGCAGCAAGAAATTATCCTTTAATAAGATCATATTTTAAATTTACTAGAACTCCTTTTAATATTATTCAAGAAGTAAATAGAAGATTACCAATAGTAAACATGCCGATAGTTAGAACAATTCCTGAAGGAATACCGTTTGTTGGTGGTAAAAAACAAAACTTAAACCTTATTAACGAATTGTTATTGCCAGAAATGAAAGCAGATTTATTAAGTCCAAATCCACAAACAAGAATACAAGCAAAAGGTCAAATTAGAATGGGTGCAACTTTTGGACTGATGTTGGCGATTGCTACATATAAACCACATCTTGAATCTGCATTGGATTGGTCGGAAACCAGTAAAGATGATGGAGAAGAAGCAATAAGAGAGTTTTTCATGACAGGTGGTGGTCCTAATATTTACACTAGAGAAGGACTAGCATCATTTATTGCTGATTATAAAAATGGTTGGAGGCCATACAGTCTTGCTAAAGTATTGCGTGATGATATTGGAAATATTATATTTGAAAATGGTCAACCTGTTTATACTTATACTTCATACGAATGGTTACCTGATCCTTTACTTTCATTTGTCAGAATATTTGTAGATTTTCAACAATTATCTCCATTTGTAGATGATAAACTACATGACGAATTTAGTACAAATTGGAGTGCTTTTATAGGTCGGCATCTTTTTGATAAAAACTTTACACGCCCAGTATATGATCTTCTTAGCTTTTTTGGAGACTTTTCTAATGCAGGTATTAATCAAGATAATGATGAAGCTTTAGGCTATAGAAATAAAAGATGGTTAGATTATGTTGGTAAATATGCAGCGTCATCAATCGTGCCTTATAGCAGTCTATGGCAAGATGTAGCAAGATTTCCCTCTGATTTAAGAGAATTATTTGGAATGACTGAACGTGAAGCACAATCATTGGCTCAACTTTATTTGCAAACAGATGGTGCTGAAGGGAATCTTGATGCTATTAAACCATTTTTAAAACCAGATACAAAAATTTATTCAGGTGACACTATTGAAGATTTACCAGTAGATGATATTAACTTTAATGAGACTAATAAAATGTTACTTCTTTTAAAAAGTATTATGAATAACGCAAGGTTAATATCTCCAATGAATACTGGTGGCGTTTTACCCAATCAAGTAGAACACATTACAAATGATTTTATAACTTATCCTGATAGAACCAGTATTTTAGGTAATAGATTTGGGTTTAATATAGGTACTAATACAAAATTTAGCACTAGCAAAAATCATTTATATTGGGAAGCACAAAGCTTGATTGGAAAATTAGTGCCACCACCACCAGATGTAATAAGAGGTTCTAAAATTAAAGACTTACTTAACGACCCCGAATTTACTAGCAAAGATTTTGTTCCAATAAAATTAAACACAACAGAATATAATTTATTAAAAGCTCAAATAAATACTATTGAACTTGATGTTTTTGCAAATGGCAATACATACACCGCAATGGAAGCTATGAATTTATATTTAAACGGCGAAGCAATCGTGCCAAGTAGAGAATCTAATAAACAAGGCCTAGACGTTCTTAATTATGAAGCTAATAAACAAATAATAGAAGAATTTGGGTTAGATTCTGAACAAGGAAGACAAGCATCAAATAATATATATTATGCATTAACTTATATTAATGATAAGTACATCGCAGCAGGTATTAAACAATATGTTTTAGATAATCACGTTAATGAAGATGATTTAGAAAACAGTGATTTAATTGATAGAATACAAGCAAGAAACAATTTACATAATAGGTATTATGAAACTCTTATAGAAAAATTAAAAAATCTAAACATTACTAATTAATCATGGCTACTAACACAACAGCAACCTCTCAAACTCATAATGGCAATGGCAGTACAACTAGCTTTGCTATATCATTTTCTTTCTTAGAAAATAGTGAAGTTAAAGTTACAGTCGGTGGTGTATCTAAAACACTAGGTACTCACTATACAATTAG